AGACGTTGATGCCGGCCGGACCGTTGGCGCTCGCCACGTTGACCACGCTCGCGTTGCTCTTGAGCGGCCCGAAGCGGGGCTGGACGCCAGTGTCCACCAGCGTCACGCGGGCGCGGTGGATGATGGTGTCCGTCACCTTCATCGAGGTGGTGATGGTCCGGCGCGAAGTCACGCTGGAGTCACCGTACTGGATGTTGGTGCCAGTGAACCACACGATCTGAACCTCTCGGTCGATAACGCGCTGGGCGTTGTCGGCCAGGAGTTCCAGGGCCTGCTGCATCAGGGGGTGGAGCGTGGTCAGCTCGGCCACGTCCGTGATGGTGAGGATGTCACCCCACTGGTCCAGCGTGACGGTCTGGGAGTCCAGCTCGAACGTGCTGTTCGCCGGGTCCGTGCCTTCCGTCAGGGTCGTCACGGGCACGAACATCCGCTTGTAGCGAATGAAGTACGCGATCTTCCCCGTTCCCTTCTTCTGCTTGATCTTGTCGCAGACAGAAGCTGCGACAAGCTTGAGAGTGCTCCGCTTGATCAGCTCCGACGCGACCATTTTCTCCTGGTCGGTCGAAGTTGAGGTACTGGTAATCTCGTTCGCCATGACTGCCTCCGAATCGGCAGCCCGGTTTCAACAGAGGCCCTAAAAGGGCGTGTCACCGAGCTTGGCCGCGTAGTATGCGGCAGCGCCTTCGGGGTCCTCATCCATGTCAGGGGGAGGCTTGGCAGCTTGGCGTTGACCTGCAGGTGGCGTCGTGGTCTGGCCGGGAAGGACCTGCCCCTGGGCGTTGTACTGCTGCGTCTGCGCCACGGCAGGGTTCACAGCTGGAACCCGAGCAGCGGCAATGAGCGCATCAGCCAATTCACCTTTGGCATAGACCAGGGCCTGCTGTGGCGTGAAGCCTCGCAGGTGATCTCCGCTCGCTTGGGCATGGTTCCAGATTTCCTGGGCTCGTGCCGACACTCGCGGGTCCTGGCCTTGGAGAAGTCCAGGGAGCTGGGCTTGCGTCAGCTGCGCAATCTGCCGCGCATGCTGGGCTGCCTGCTGCTGCAGCAACGGCTGCAGGTAGGCGTCCATCTCCTTCTTCCTCTCCGGATCGATCTCGACCTGCGGAAGTTGAACCTGCGGTTCCTGGTTTCGCTGCGCCAGTGCCAGCATCATCTGCTGGTTGGTGTTTCGCAGATCATCCAGTTCCCGCCGGAACGCATGCTTCTCCGCAGTCAACTCGTTGACGCGTGCCTGAAAGCCTGCCAACTGCTGAGCATCCACCGTAGGCTGAGGAGCCGGAACGGTAGCTGCAGCCTGACTAGACGGGTCAGTGGCCGATCCTTGAGCGGTAGGATTTTGGGTCTCGTCCGACATCGGTTTGCGCTCCTGCGCCCGTCAGTGCTAGGCCGGCGACGCCTTTATGGGTGGATTCTTGACTGCTCATCGGTTCAGTTGCAACTACTGGTTCGCCCTGCTCTCCAGTGCATGCTGGAGCTGTATCTTGGTTTCGTGAATCTCCCTATCAATCCAAGTGCTTATCTCATGAGCCGTCTGGGCACGTCCCATCCACTTGGCCATGTCGATCCCCTCCTTCGCATCGTAGGCTTTCCTCAGCGCGAAGTTGGCAAGGGGCGTGACCATCTCTTCGAACAGGGCCATCCCAGGGTGCTGCTTGAGCCCCTGGAGGATGGCGAGTCTGGAGTTGAGGACCTCGATCGTCTTTGACAGCTGAGCCTGCTCACTCACTGCTCACCACCCATTCCACCTAGCATTCCTGCCAGATCGTCTGCGTTGGCCCTGACCTCTCCAAACGCCTCACCCTCACCTTCCTGCATACCAGCCCCTCCACCAGGAATCTGCTCCAAAGTGGAACGGGGCCTGTCGCCGGGAGCTTGAGGGGGCATGGCTCCTGGCGCACCCGGAGGCATGCCGGCCCCCATCCCAGGCTGCATGGGCAGCATCTTGATTACATCATCGAAGCCACGGAAGCCGAGAGCCATCCAGATCTTCTTGAGGATGGGGACGTAGTTCACCATCATGCCCTGCGTGGCCAGCTGCTGCGCCACAGGTCCCGCGACCATCTGCAGGAACTGCGTGGCCTGAAACGCGCGGGCCTGAGAGTTGGACGCCTGGTTCGCGGCGAGCCACCGAAAGCTGGCGTCGTACTGCAGCTCGTTATCCCGGGTGATTTCCTTCATGACCCCGAACACATCCGCCATCACCTTCTCTGGGCTGTACTGCTGACAGAGCTTGTAGCCCCGCTGCGCCAGTGGGACCAGGACCTCAGTGGAGATGTCCTCGATCAAGTCCTGCATTGGCTCGGCTGCGTTCCGCTGCAGAATCTGAGAGCCCGTCGCCGTCTTCGCTCCACCACCCGCGCTGGTTCCCTGCGAGATGGGCGGCGAGCCCCCGAAGTCCTGGCCCATGGCCACCATCATCTGGGCCATCTGCACACCCCACTGCAGCTGGTCCGTGGGAGGGTGGAGTAGCTCCACGGCGCTCAGGTCGTTCATGTACCAGGTCACGCCTGGCTTGATGGGGGCAAGAGGGCGGGACAGCATCCCCGGCACGGCCTTGATGATCGGGTTGAGGCCGTAGATGCAGTTGTCGTTGGTCTGGTTCATGAAGTCGTTGGCTAGGTACTGCAGGCCAGCGATCATCTTCCCAGGGCCGTACCCCAGCATGAACCCCGGGGAGGCGTTGAGGCTGAGCCCCAGGTAGGGTGCGGACTGGTGATAGTTGGGGTTGCGCTTGATTGAGACGGGCTGGTCCCCCAGGAAGATGATGCGCACCGGGAGCGGGCAGCCCTTGGCATCGTGCTGGGTGTACTCCGAGGCCGGCAGCTCCAGGAAGGTGTAGACCTCCGTCACGATGTGGGCCTGGCCTAGCTTGGTCCCAGTGGCCTGCCCGGCCTCGGGGGGTGTGCCGTGAATGGCCGCCAGCTCTGCCTCATCCGTGCTCACCTGGGAAGGCGTGGGAGCCGTCTCCAGGTTCACGTCCTTCAGCCACCCGCCCGCCTTGGCCCAGTACGCCAGCTCGGCCATGGACATGCGGATATCCTCGAACTGAAGGATGGTCTCTCGCAACGTCTCCGCGCCGAATGGGTAGGCGTAGAAGTTCATGATGTTCCGCGCCGAGACCGTGAGCCCTTGATCTGTATCGTCGGGGACGAAGTCTGCTGCCCACAGGTTTTCCTGGGTCATCTTCTTGGGCTTGCCAAAAGTGTAGCCCTTTGGGCTTCGGTACCAGAACTTGAGGACGCTGAAGCCGTAGTCCAGTAGCTGGCGGGAGAACAGCTTCATGTACATCCGCAGCATCGCTTGCTGCTCGAACTGGTACTGCATGAAGTGCTTGGCGTTGGCCGAGCGCTCCTTCATGTCCAGCTCCGCAGGCCCCCGGAGAGTTGCCTCTAGATACTCATCGGACGGGAACAGGCCACGGACCAGCGAGGTCACCTGCGAGTTGATGTTCTTGGCGTGGACCGGGAGGTAGACGTTCGAGCGCCCGATGTACTTCTGGTTCTCGTCGTGCTGCATGTTGGCCATGCGCCGGATGGAGGCCCAGCCTTCCTCCACTGCCTTGCGGTCCATACGTGACTGCTGGACCAGTGGGTAGATCTCATTGATGGCGCGGGCCTTGACCGCCGGGTCCTCTGCATAGTTGGCCACAGAGGGCACGAGGCGGGGAGCAACGTTCCCGAGGTTGAGACCGTCCGCCATGTCCTGGGGGCCTTCGGTCAGCTCAGAGATGGGGGTCCTGAAGTCACTCATTGCTTCTCCTTGAGGTACGGCTCAACGGGTTCGCCGCAGCAGTTGGACTTCGCGCCCAATGGAATCAGTGGGTGTGGCTTCTTGCACTTGGTGCAGCGCAACAGTTGAAAACCGATCCACTCACTCATACGCGCCTCCATACCCTAGATTCTCAGGAAGATTACCCAGAAGGGAGTCCTCGGACAAATTGGACCCAATCACCCCCGTGCAGCCGTAGCGATAGGCATCCGCCACGTGCTCGTAGTACCCATCCTTCTTGGGCTCTGTCCCTGAGTCGTTCATCCGGTAGCCACCCTTCATAGCGTTGATGAGGGTTGGCACACCAAGCATGTCGTACTGCATTGCCGGCTCTCCCTCAATCATTCGCTCCAGCTCAGTGCGGATGAGGCGCACACCATACTCGATCTTCCTGACCTGGAAGTTGAGGATGATGCCGGCCTTCGCCAGCTCCGCCAGCGTGGAGCCAGTGTCCTTGTGCTGCTTGGCAGCTGGGTCTCCATAGTCACGAATGTCGGCAGCGTGGCCTGGGAACATCTCAGCCTGCTCGGCACGCACCTTCTGGATGAATGGGTTAATCTCGATCTTCTTCCCAATGACCTCGCGCAGTGCAAGCAGCCGACCCGCGAAGTCCTTCTGGGCGAAGACGCAGGCGGGGGCGTTGTACCCGAAGTCCCAGAAGCGGTAGAGGGTAGCCGATGGGTTGTAAGGTAGATCTCTCTTGGCGTGAGTCCCGAAGGCGAACTGCCTGTAGACTGGCTCGCCTGGGAACACCGTGCCCCACTGCCCCATGGCGAAGCGCATCTTGAGATCTTCTGGAAGGCCTTCCTCCAGCTCCTCGTAGTAGTTCTTGCGGAGGTTCTTGGCGTTCTCTCGGTACTTGGGAGTGAACAACTTCATCCATGGTTCTTTGATCTTTCGCCCCTTGGCGTCAAGCCCAGTGCATGCTGTGTACAGCTCGTGGGTCGTCTCCGGAGGGTTGAACGCCAGCCACAGGGTGTACGGCGCCTCGCCTTCTGGGAAGCCTGGCAGTGGGTTCCGGAGGCGGGCCTTCAACTCGTGGATGCGCTTCATCTCGACTTCGTTGGCTTCATCCACGATGGCCCAATCAATCTCAAAGCCGACCGCCTCATCCTTGAGCCCCATGAAGTAGATGGTGCTCGGGGGCCCCGGGACGATGGGTCGGATGGTCCAGCTCTCCGGGGGGCTCTTGTCCCGATCCATCAAGGTGCCTGGGGGCAGCTGACGGAGCATCGTCTCCATCGTGGCCTTGGTGGTCATGAGGAGCTTGTTGTAGTCGTGCCTCGCCACGAGGCCCTTGGAGCCTGGCTGGAAGAGGGCACGCAGGAACCCGGCACAGCAGATGGAGCTAGACTTCGCCGCGCCTGCCGCACCCATGTAGGCGTTGTAGGAGGCCTGGGAGAAGATGACCTCCTTCTGCGTCGGGTTCAGCTCACGGTCCTCTTTCTTCTTGTGGCGCCCGCCGTCCACCAGCTTTGCAGCCAGCTCCATGATAGAGAGCTTCTCCTGGGCACTGGTGTCCTGCTGAATCTCACGATAGCGATCCGCCTTACTTTTTCTCATTGGTCACCTTGCCGGGTGGGAGCTTGGGGACCTCAACCCGCTGGACCCACGGGAGGTCCTGTGGGTTGCCACTAAAGCCATGGATGATGATCATCGGCTGACCCTGTGGGGCCCCCGCCTTGCCATGGCCCGTGATGTCTAGAATCTCCTTGCGCGCCTTCTCTCGCTCCTGGGAGTCGCCCAGCGTGACCGCATACTCCAGGTCCATCAGGGCGTAGGGGACAAGCTCTCCCTTCTTCTGCTCGACCCAGGCGTCTCTGTCATCGGGGTTCTGGAACTCGGGAAGCTTGACGTAGTTCTTGCGCGCCTTGAAGCGCCCAGCTGCCTGCTGGATCTTGGCAGTAGTGACCAGCTCCATCTCTTCCGCGCCGGCACTAGCGACCTTGGCAAGGGTCGTTGTCACCTCTCCGAGGTCCTGCATCTTGGGACCCTTCGCCTTCTTCTCCTTCTTCCCAGGCTTGGAGCCTGCGCAGAAGATGGGCGTGCAGTTGCCCTGGTTCGTCCGGTTCGGAAGGCTGTGGCCCTTGGGGCAGCGGTAGAACTTGGACTCGGTCTTCTTCTGTTCTTCCGTCAACAGTGGCGTCTTGGATCTGCGCCCCGGGAGCTTACTCATGGGCCTGCCCCTTCTTGCGCTTGATGTACTCGCGCCTGTTGGACTTGCGCTTCTGCTTCTTGGACTCTTCCCAATCCGCGTTGGAGTGGGTCCACATGAACTTGAAGAGATCAGTCCCACACCAGTTCTCGGGGCTGACCCCGCCCTCCGTGGCTTGCTGTAGGCGGAAGGCGTTCACGAGGTCAGGCAGGACTTGGTTGTTGGCCCAGAGACCGACCGTGCGCGGAGTGACGCCCAGTCGCTTGGCCAGCTCGTACCTGCTCACCCCTTTCATCTTGAGCCATGCCTCAAGAGGGGTATCGTTCACAGGCCGCTTGGAGGGGGCATCACCGAAGACAGAGGAGACCGTGGGCATGGGGTAAATTTGTTGCACATCCGTTCAGTGGTAGTCAAATCGCTGTCCAATCAACGAGGGAGAGACCAATGAAAGAGCACACCATGGAGATGGTTCATAAGGACCACATGGATCAAGTAGACTTTGAGACCAGCTACCTCAGAGTGGGAGTGAAGCTGGCAGATGGGACCCAGGACAATCGTGAGCTGAGCGTGGCGCTCACGGACCAGGAGATGCGGACGCTGGACCACCTCATCGCTGAGGGTATCTGGGGCTTGGAGGGATTCGAGGGCCTCAGGACCCTGCAGAGGTTCTGCCGCAAGGGTGCAGCGTGGGCGCTGCACCATCCGTTCAAGGTGGCCCCGTGAGGAAGCCAGACCCAACCCCCACCTCCAAGAAGCCTTGGTGGGCTGACCAGTGGAAGATGTACACCGAGGTCCTCAGGGCTCATGCCAAGCACGAGGTGGCCACTGAGAGGCAGCGGGAACGGCAGCGGGCTGCCTACCTTGGCGTGGAGATGACTGGGTCCCTGCCGGACTTCACCATCTACTCGCTCCCGCGACAGGACCCAGCACGCACAATCTCAGCCGACCCCTGTGGGCACTTCACCCATGATGAGAAGGATTGCCCACTGAGGATAGGAACGTGACAGTGCTCAACCATCTCTTCCCAACGGACGGGACCTTCACCGCCCCATGCAGAACACCGGGCGTCGCCTTCATCGTCCACGACTGGTGGCGCGTGTCCTGCCCTGAGTGCCGTACCCTCATGCCCTGGTGGAAGCGTCTCTCCAGCCTCGCCTGGCGTTGGTGGAAATACTGATGAACAGAACAGAAGAACACTTCCTCATCCTCGGCATCCTCATCGGTCTCGCCTTTGGCCTCTCCATCGTCGCTCTCGTACTTTCCGTTTGAAGGAGCGCTGTCCAGAGCGCACAAGGCGCGCTCCCTAGCAGGGTGGGAGCTTGAGACCACACTGTGGTTTCGCCCCACCACCCTGCGCCTCGAATACAATTGTTACTGATCTAGGGTTAGTGGATTTGCGGGACCCCATATGGTTACGGCATGCCATGCCATGCAGTAGGGGTAGCCATGGGTGGATGGGTGTAGTGATGGGAGGGTAGTAGTTACCCTACGCGGGACCATGGATGCATGGGTAGCATGATGATCTGTATCCATGCGTAGATGAGGGATGCCATTGCATCCCCGCGCGTATGATGGACGTGATCGGTGCGTAAAAGTTTTCGCGTCTCGGCGCGGCAATTGCGCACCAACTGCGAAGCGGCTTACGCACCGATCGTCGTGATTTCGGCCGTTTAGCTCGTGGCACGCCGCGAGCAGTGTGGTCGCCACGTCGCTGCAGTTTGTTCCCTGCTGAATACACAGCGGGGTTAGCCCTGGAGAGAAGCCATATGAACCCTGTCCCCCCCAAGAGTGCAATCAAGGCCAACAGGAGCATCAAGGAGTGCCTGGTCGTCAGCGCCAAGCTCTACCTGGACATGGCAGAGGAGGCCATCAAGGTGGGCGCGCTGGAGGAGGCTGAGAGGATGCTGGGCTGGGCGCGCGGTGCCCACGAGCAAGCCAAGCTCCAGGGGTGAGAGCTTGCCCCCCACCCCCGAAGAGATTCGGGGGAACAGGGCAGTCCCTCACCCGTCTTTCGTGGAGTCACCCATGATGAACCCCCGCCTTACCGTGCGCCTAATCAAGAGCAACGTCGTAGAGATTCCCTGGCTTGGATTGATGGGAAGAAGCACCGAGGTCATGGAGATTGTGAGGGCCATGGAGAGCGTTGGTCACGGCCGCTTTACCCTCCGCGAGGAGAAGTCCTTCCGTCTCTGGGGCGCGGCCGTCACCACTGAGGACCTCTTTGGTCTCATCCAGGGGGAGATTCACACGGAGGAGCTTGAGCGTGTGCAGGCGCTCTGCCTGGCCTGGTTTGACGAGGGCGTCTCTCAGGACGTGGTCGTCACTGGCGAGGTCGTGCCGCCCCTGTCGTTCGCCATCACCTGCAATCGGTAGCTGGTCCCTGAGGAGCGACATGGCTCCACACCAGGGCGGCATTAACCGGGGACTGCCCATCCCCTACTGAGTGGAGCACGTATGACGAGCATCAAGCACACGTTTGGCGAGGTGGTTCTGGAGCACAAGGGACAGAGCAGCGGGGGGCTGGAGAAGTACGAGGCCACCCTGGACCTGGGCAATGGCAACAAGGCCTACGTCAAGGTCTACATGGCCCCCGTGGAGAAGGTCGCGGAGGCCAAGGCCCCCACGGTCCGCAAGGCGAAGGAGACCAAGACGGAAACGGCCGTGGCGGACCCGTTCGCGGGTCTCTCAGAGGCGCAGAAGACCACGCTCGCCAGGGTGATTGCCGGGCTGAACCTGAAGTAGTCGAGGGCAGCATGGGAGGACTCAGCTGTGAGTGCTGGGTCCTCTCGTGAAGACCTCGAATTTCAATTGCAGGAGCACACCATGCCTATGGGCAAGACGTACTGGCACGGCCCAATCGTGACCAGGCAGGATTCGTATGGAGTTGAGGTGGCGTTTCGCCCCCCTCCCTTTGATGAGGAGGCGTGGGAAAGGACCGCCGCGTGGGAGAGCAAGAAGGGGCAGCTCTCTCGTGAGGCGAGTGAGTTGCTCTTGCAGGCTGGTTGTTCGTTCGACCGCAAAGGGATGCTCTCGGTGGACGTGGTTCATTCGGCCCCCAAGCAGGCCATCAGCGATGAGGACTTTGCAGTGGTGCTGGCCATAGTGGTCAGCATGATTGTCAGGAGGTGAATATGTATACATACGATGAGTATCGGAAGGAGGCCGCTGAGGTCGAGCGGCACAAGAGAGAGGACTCCTTGGCGCAGGTAGCTGAGCTGGTCGGTGAGCTGCATCGCTACTGGCCTGGGATTGCCCTGCTCGATGAGCAGGCGATGGAGAAGACGTTCTGCTTCATCTGCAAGGGAAAGCACCGATGAGCAAGATCAATGGAGCTAGGGTCCCAAGGGACATCGAGCATGGAGGCTTCAAGGTTGGGTTGGTCCTCCAGGCCAAGCCGCAATGCTGGGGGGCGTTCCGCAAGGGGCGTCTGCTGAGTGAGCACCGCAGCTACCGCAACGCGCTCGCAGCAGTGCTGAGAGCGTTCCAGGCGGACGTGGATGCAGCCAACAAGCAGGGCAAGGATTGGAGGTCAATTCGATGAGTGAGCCCAGACCGCTGAGCACCATCGCACGAGAGATCCGTCTGGATTGGAAGAACGTCTACTTCGGTGCTGTCCCATATCTGCAGGCGATGGGTCAGCTCGACAAGGTCACGGACCAGTACGGAATGGACGACGGCAAGGGCATCGTCCTCTACTTCCTGTCCAACGCCACCACGTGGCGCGGCCTGGTGGCCAAGCGCATCAAGGCCGAGCTGAAGGAGATGGTGAAGTGATGAGCCAGCTAGCAAAGCAGAAGTCTTTTGTGGACTCGGCAATGGAGTTCATGGATCAAGCGCACGAGCAGGGCAAGGCTCTGCGCCTGATTGATGACCTCATCGACCACACCGAGGCCATGAAG